AGACAAACCTGGGGTTGAGGCCTCACAAAAGGTTGCTCAATTATTTGAACCTAACAAATGTAAGATAGTTAGACTTGACCACAAAGACCCAAACGAATATTTAAAGATAGGAAAAGCAAAGGAGTTTGTGCAAGATTGGTGGAGTGCAGAATCATATACACCGGCAGGCATAGTAAACTTAGCCAAGCTAGGAGATGCTTTATACGAAGAGGAGTATTGTGAAACTATTCCTTATCCTTGGAGTGCCATGAATGAAAAAACATATGGTATGAGAACAGGAGAGTTAGTTACATTTACTTCTGGTGCTGGTATGGGTAAGTCTTCAATCATGCGTGAGTTGATGCATCACATCTTAAAAAATTCTAGTGATAACATAGGAATACTAGCACTAGAGGAGAGTACAAAGAACACTGCATTTAATATCATGTCAGTGGAGGCTAACCAAAGATTGTATATTAAGGAGATACGAAATCAATTTTCAAAAGAGCAGTTACACCAGTGGCAAAAAGATACGATTGGCTCTGGTAGATTCTTTGCCTTTGACCACTTTGGTTCTATCAGTAATGATGAGATACTATCTAGAGTTCGATACATGGCAAAGTCTTTAGATTGTAAGTGGATATTCTTAGACCATTTATCTATCTTAGTAAGTGGACAAGATGATGGAGATGAAAGAAAATCTATTGATGTATTGATGACTAAGTTGCGTTCTCTGGTAGAAGAAACAGGAGTTGGTCTTTTATTAGTATCGCATCTTAGGAGACCAACAGGAGACTTAGGCCATGAGAATGGTAAGGAGGTTACACTATCACACCTTAGAGGAAGTGCAAGTATCGCACACCTATCTGACAGTGTGATAGCATTAGAGAGAAACCAACAAGCAGATGATGAAGTTATAGCATGCACAACAACAATTCGTATTCTCAAGAACAGATACACTGGAGAGACAGGAGTATGTACGTACTTGCATTATGATAAAAAGTCTGGTAGAATGTCTCAAATAGATAATCCTTTTGAAGATGAATTTAATAATCAAGCACAAGGAGTTTTATAATATGAAGTGTTATAACTGTGGAACAGAATTAATTTGGGGTGGTGACCATGACTGTGAAGACCATGAAGACCATGCTATCGTTACTAATCTTTCTTGTCCTAAATGTGATGCCTTTCATTTAGTGTACTGGGGTCACAAAGGAGAAGAAGAAAGTAAACAGCTCTGGATAGAAGGTTATAAAGATTGGTCACATAAAAAAGAACTTGACACAGATGATGAGATGTGGTATCATTACTGTGATGTTGAAAAAAGTGAAATGGAAATAGGTAAAGGAGAAGAGTGTAGTTGGTGTGGTGCAAATGAAAGTAGTTCTTGATATTGAAACAGATGGATTTAATCCTAGTAAAGTACATTGTATTGTAGCAAAAGATATAAATACAAATGTTGTTACAGTGTTTGACCCATCTACTATGTACAGTTTTAATAACTGGGCAAAGCAAGTAGATAAATTTATTATGCATAATGGATTATCTTTTGATGTTCCGGTTCTTAATAGACTGCTTAATTCAAACATACTACCAGGTGATGTTATTGATACATTAATTTTATCTCAGTTGTTTAATCCTATACGAGAGAAAGGACATAGCCTAAGAGCATGGGGTGAAAAACTAAACATGTTAAAGGGTGGTGAAAATGTAAACTTTTCTAAGTATGATTACAATATGCTGAAGTATTGTAAACAAGATGTAGAAATAACACATGCTGTTTATAATGAATTAGTAAAAGAAAGTAAAGGTTTTTCTAAGGAGTCTATAGATTTAGAGCATGATATTAGATTAATCATTGACCAACAGGAGAAGAATGGTTTTGCTTTTAATATACAAAAAGCACAGGAGTTACTAGCAAAACTAAAAGACGATATCTATGACTTAGAACAATGGTCGTTAGAAGAGTTTGAACCTACCATTGTGGAGATGAAGACGAAGACAAAAGAAATACCATTTAACATTGGTTCTCGTCAGCAGATAGCTGATAGATTAATAAAGAGAGGTTGGAAACCAAAACAGTTTACTGATAAGGAAAATATTATAATTAACGAAGCTGTTTTAAAAACAATCAAAGAACCAGAGTTAAAATTAATTGCAGAAAGATTTGCAAAGTATTTTTTACTGCAGAAGAGAGCAGTAATGGTGGAGTCTTGGATTGAGGCATGTGATGAGAATAATAAAGTTCATGGAAGAGTGATGACACTACGAACTATAACTGGTCGCATGGCACATAACTCACCAAACATGGCACAAGTTCCGGCCACATATTCACCATATGGAAAGGAGTGTAGAAACTTATGGACTGTATCAGACCCAACAAAATATAAATTAGTAGGTACTGATGCTAGTGGTTTAGAGTTACGTTGTCTTGCACATTATCTTAATGATACAAATTATACAGATGAGATATTGAATGGAGACATACACACTAAGAATATGGAGTTAGCAGGAATAAAGAATAGAGACCAGGCCAAGACATTTATTTATGCCTTTCTCTATGGTGCTGGTGCAGAAAAGATAGGTAAGATAGTAGGAGCTGGAAAGGAGCAAGGCAATATGTTAATTAAAAGATTCTTGTCTAACCTACCTTCTCTAAAAAGATTGCGTGAGCAAGTAGAAACTGCTGGTAGAAGAGGAAGAATATTAGCTATAGATGGAAGGTACTTAAAAGTTAGAAGTGCACATTCAGCATTAAATACTCTTCTACAAGGAGCCGGTGCTATTATTTGTAAACATTGGTTACTACGTATGACTCATAGAGTTTACAATAAAAAGCTTGATGTTAAGTTAGTGGCATCTGTTCATGACGAGTATCAGTTTGAGGTAGCAAACAAAGATGTGGGAGAGTTTTGTAGCATCACAAAGATTGCGATAAAAGAAACTGAAAACTTATTGAAGTTAAGATGTCCTTTAGATAATGATTATAAAGTAGGAGTAACATGGACAGAGACACATTAGAACCAAAGATAGAAGATAGAAAGAAGTTTGACTTAGATTTGAAGTATGGTAAAGTAAAAGAAAAAATTATTGCTGACATGCTACAAGATAAGAAGATAGAAGTAAAGTCTGAAAGAGGTATGTGGTTAGATACTGGTAACATAGCGATTGAATTTGAAAGCTATGGTAAACCTAGTGGGATTGCATCCACTGAATCAGATTACTGGTTTCATAATCTTTGCATAGGAGAGGAGATATATGGGACACTGGTATTTAAAACTGATATGTTAAAGAAGATTATAAAGAACACACCTAACAAAAGAGAAGTATCTGGTGGTGATAATAAAGCTTCGAAAATGTATCTAATGAATATACAGAAATTATTTAGTGTAGATATTATTAAGAAATCAATAGGAGATATTAATGACTGAAGAGATTTGGAAACAAATTACAATGCCAATGTTTTTTAGAGGTTATGAAATAAGTAACAAAGGAAACATAAGAACTAATTGGAAAAAATATGCGAATCAATACAAGAGAGAACAACAAGAAACTTGGAGAGAACATAAATCATATCCATATCATAAAGGAAGAAAGACTACAAGTGTTGATAAACAATATATGCAGACAAAATTAAATATTAATATTAAAGAATTGGAAGAACAAACAGACCATGACTACTACAGAAAACATAAGAATGTTACATCAATTCCTTTTGATGTGCATAGATTGGTAGGATTACATCACATAGAATTAAAACCAAGTAATATAAAAGGTTTAAATATGACAGATGAAGAATGGGAAGATGTTTCTGATACATTAAAAAATTTTGTAAGAGAATGTATAATAGTTAATCATAAAGATAATAATGGTTTAAATAATGATGTTAGTAATTTAGAATTTTGCACACAAAAATATAATACTCAACATTATTATAGAGAACATTTTACAGAAGAAAAAAGAGCAGAAAGTAGAAGAAAATCAATTTTAGGAATAAAACTAAAAAAAAGTATTGACAATGGTACACAAAATGTGCTATAATATAATTTTAATAACCAAAAAAGGAGAATACACAGATGAGTGTAATTAGTGGAACTGCTTATTGGGCAAGCATAACAAGTCCAAACACAACATTTGATGCAGATGGTACATGGAGTATTGATGTAGGTAATCTGGATGCAGACAACAAGGCTCTTGCAGAGAAAGATGGTCTTGCTATAAAGAATAAAGGTGATGACAGAGGAGACTTTGTTAGCATCAAACGAAACGTCAAAAGAAAAGATGGTAACTTAAATAGTGCACCGGAAGTTCTTGATGCTCAGAAGAGAACCATGATGAATACATTAGTTGGTAATGGTTCAAAGGTAAACGTATTATACACCACATACGAGTGGAAGTATAAAGGTAGGTCTGGTGTTTCTGCTGACCTGAAGAAGATACAGGTTGTAGATTTAGTACCATATCAAGGTGATTCA